AAAAAGGGGCGCCGGTCGGAGTTGCAGCGTTTGCGCTAATTGGCCCTGCGATTTGAATTCCTAGCGGCGGTATCGGTTGCGCACACGCGACGCTCGAGGTCAGCAGCGCTATACCCAGCGCACGGATGATCACTGTGCATACTCCCCGCTGATCGCACATGCCAAAACCGCCGAGCAGACGCAGGTGATGGCGGCGACGCCGGCAGAGCCGTAATTCCATTGGAACCCGCCCAGGTTAGGGGGGAGGGGTTCGCCGGTGCCTACAACGGCGGCGCCGCCATCCACGCGGCACCAGGCGGTGCCGGTGGTGGCGGTGTTGTAGAGCGTGGCGCGAACCCGCTGGCCGTTGGCGCTCGCGGGCACCACTGCCACGCTGGAGGTGGATACCAGGGTGGATGGCACCTCATACACCGGGGCGGCATAGGATTGCGCGTCGGCCGCCGCTGGCACGAACAACGCGCCCAGCAGGGCGAACAGGGTGGTGAGCTTCATGGGATGGCCCTCGGGTATGTGGGTTGGGCGGGGCGGCCCTAGCCGGCCTGGACGGTGATGCCGTTCAGCAGCTGCAGGCGGCGCAGGGCGAGCGACTGGATCGGGCCGTTGATGCCGAGCTGGGCGGCCGAGGCGGCGAAGTTCCAGAACGCCAGCAGCGATGTATTGTGCTCGCCGCCGACATTGGAGGCGCTTTCCTGCGGGATGCGGAACGGGTTGGCGGCGTTGCCGGCGCTGGGCCTGGTATCGCCCATGGTGACGGAAGATCCGTCCGTGAGGTTGTAGAGGATCCTGGTGCAGACCCCAGCCACGGTCTGGCGCGTGAAGGCGTAGAGCTTCCACAGGGCATAGGAAGACAGGCTGGGCGAACTGCCGAGCTGGCTGGGCAACTTCAACCCGCACTCGATCTGCAGGGCGGCGCCGCCATTGTTGACCGTGTCTATCAGGCAGAAATTGTTCACACCGGCGATGGTATCGACCAGCAGCATGATGTTCTTGCCGCCGGTGACCGGGTTGGAAGGGTCGGGCCCCGCGTTACTGAGCACAACCGGCCGGGTGCTGGTGGATTGCAGGGTGTCCGGCGTCTGGGTGCAGATGAGAACGGTCAGATCGCTGGTGGTGGGCGTGGCAGACACCGGATCGAAAATCTGCGTTTTCATGTTTGGCGCATTGTTCGCCGGCGGCGAGGGAAACGAGATGTAGCCGTTCTGCAGGGTCGGGCTGTTGAACAGCGTGGCGGGCAGGTTCAGCGGCCCATAATCGGCAATCTGAGTCCCGCTGGCGATCACCGATTGCAGGCCGGGCTCGAACCAGCCAAGGCAATTGGACAGGAACGGCACTTCGATACCCGGCAACACGCCCGCGCCGCCCGACCAGGAGGCGGCGCCGGTGGCCGCGATCGCCATCAGATTGATGCTCATACGCTGTTGTCCTGCTGGATTTTCACGCAACGCGGCAGGCAATAATTCTGCATCGGGTAGTGGCTGCCGGGGCTGGCGAACGTGCCTTCGATCTGCGCCTGGCCGCTGCCGGGGCTGTAGGAATACACGTCCACACTTTCGATCGGATCACTGTCGCACAAAGTGACGCGGCCGAGGTTCAAGCCGCTGTCACCGTGCCAGAGATACGGGTTTTTGGAGAAATCCAGCGGCTTGGTGCCGAGCGTGATCAGCATCTCGGACAGGCCGCCAACCAGTTGCGGTGCGCTGGCGAAAGCGATGCAGGTGCCGGCTCCCGGTATGGGCAGGGTATCGTCCGTGGCGGCGAAGCCCTGCTGGAACTGGGTGAGCAGCGAGGTGTGAAACCAGGCCTGCTGAAACTGCAGGCGGCCGCTGGGCACGTAGAAGGTGACCAGCACCTGGGTGCCACCCTGCTTGCCATAGGCACCGGTGATGATCAGCGGCTTGCAGGTGCCGCCGCTGGCCACGGCGAACACCTTGGCGCCGCCTTTATTGCCGACGGCGCGATAGCCGTTCGGGAAGTAGTGCGGCGATCGGTCCGGCACCTGGCCGGACATGGCGAGCGGGATATACACGCCCTTGCGGACGGGCTGCCCCTGCCCTGCCGCGCTGCCCAGATCCGGCGCCAGACCGGCGTAACGGGCCATGGCTTCGAACACCGGCATGCGATCCTGCCCGTCGGCGCTGAAATCGTTGGATGCCCGGCCGATCGTGGGCGGCGGAATCAGGAACAGAGCGGGCGGCAGGGATTGGCCCAGGATCGTTTGCGCGGATCCGATCACGCTCTGATCGAAGGCGCCGATCGCGCCCATCAGGGTTGCGATGTTTTCGCCCGCGTTGGGACCGGAGCCGCCATCGAGGTTGTTACCCATGCCCGCGAACACCACGGCGGGACAGGCGACCGTGGCGTAGCCCTTGGAGAGGGCATAGGCTTTGATCTTGGTGAAAGCGTCCGCGATGCGGGCGCCGTAATTGGGGCTGGCGCCCGGCGTATCCTGTTCGATGGAAGTGCCGGACACCGCCAGGTTCACCGGCAGCAGTTTGGTGGGCGCGGGCCCGATCATCGCGCGGAGCTGGGTGACCAGGCCCACGAGAATATCCTCGCCATAGAGCTGGTTGTTCACCTGGGCGATGGAGACGCCGTTGATCGGGCTGGACACCACGCTGATCGTCGGGCTGACCGACAAGGTGAGCGAGCCGGCGGCGGTGACCGAGTATTGCGCGCTGCCGTCGGAATTATGCGAGGGCAGGCCTTCGAAATCGCAGAAATCGCCGATGGAGAACACGGCGCTTGCGGTGCCGCCGCTGGTCCAGGCGATCGTGCTGATGCTGCCGGCGTTGCTGACGGTGACGCCCTGCAGGTTCGCAAGGATGCCGGTTTTCGGTTGGACGATCGGTGAGTCACCGATATTGGCCTGACAGGCGGCGGCGAGCGGCTGGAAGGTGAGCGTGCCCGCGCCGGACGTGCCGAGCGGCCCTGTAGGCGCATACACCGCGTCGTTGGAGGATGGCGTGGAATCGACCAGGAAAAACGGCCGTGTGCTGTAGCCGCACATCAGGTCGTAGGCCGAGGGCGTTTGGCTAAGCGCCAGGCCACCTTGGTAGGCGGACATATGGCTTTGCCCGGCACCCACGATCAGGCTGATATCGGCGGTGTATTTCTGTGTCCAGATATCGGCCTGCCGATCCCAGCTCGCGGCGAATGCGTTGGCCTGGGCGGCGTAATAGGCCAGATCGGACTGGCTGAAGGTGGTGGTGCCGGCGCCGCCGGTGGAAAGGTTCGGTGCGGTGACGTTGCCTTCGAACACTACCGGGCAGGTGACGGTGAGGGGGCTGCCGTCGGCCGGGCCGTTGATCTGGCGCAGGGTCATGCCGCTGCGGTCCACCACAAAGACACGGTTGCCGAAATTATCGCGCAGCACAACGCGGAACGTGCCGTCCGGCTGTTCGCTGATCTGGAAGCCGGTGCTGGGGGTGGCCTGGAACGTGCCCGAGGGGGCGGTGATGCCGCCTACGGCCGAGAGGGCGCCGGACAGGATCAGGGAGCCGATCGTGGCGACAGTGGCGGTAATGGCGCCGGTGGTCAGGCCATTGCCATCGATCCGCAAGGCGCGGTGGCCCAGCCCATCGGTGACGACGATGGAAACCGTGCCGTCCGGACTTTCGATGATCTGGAACGCCGGCGAGGTGGGGGTGCCGCCGCTGCTGAGGATGCTGGCGTAGCCGCCGAACACGCTGGCCGGGATCTGGATGATGTGCGAGCCATCGGCGGTGACAACGGCCACGTCGCCCTGCGACCAGGTGGTGCTTGTGCCGGTGATGGAGGACGTGCCGGCAGCGCTGGTGTAGAATTGCTGGCCGGGCTGCAGGCCAGTGGCGGCGGCCGTGAGGGTAGCGCCATTGCTGGCCAGGCCGGTGGTCGGGTTCCACTTGCCGGTGAACATCGGGACGAAGGTCTGCACCGGCCCTACCGGCCCCTGGTCGCCCCTGGGGATGCCGAAGGACAGGTGGCCGGTGTTTGCGCCGGTCGCCGAGTAGCTGACGGTGGGAGAGGCCCCGGCGGACAGGGCGGAGGCATCCGCGCTGAGGCCCTGCAGGGCATTCCCGGCCAGCGCGGAGAGCGACGTGCCGATCGAACCGATGGAGCTGCCCAGGGCGGCTTCGGCGCCTTGCGCGCGGCCGGTTTCCGTGGCGAGGCCGGCGCTCAGGGCCACCTCCGCCGCGGTTGCGCGGGAGGCCTCGCTGGACACGGCCGCCGAGGCGGCGGCGCCGAAGGCGGTGACCGGAACGTTGTCCTGCGTCGCGTCCGTGTAAGTGATCACCAGGCTGGTGCCAGAGAGCGAGGTGCCCGAAATGCCGCGCCCGGGCTCCCCGGTGACGACGGAGATCGCGGTGCCGTAGCTGGTGTTTGGGGACAGCTTGGTGACCCGCTGCCAGAACGTGCGCTCGATAGAGAGGCCGCCGGCGGTGGTGATCACCACCGTGATGGCGTAATCGGTGAGCGGATTGGTGAGCGTGCCGCCACCGATCAGCCGGGTGATCGAGGTTTGGGTTTGCGCCTTCTGGGTGATGGTGAGGTCGGCAGGCTGGCTGCTGATTTCGACCGCCGATATGGTGTCACCCGCATCCGACAGGAACGGCGTGAAATCGGCCGTGTAGTCGAGATTGTCGGCAATATCGCGGTCCGGCCAACGCAGCTCCGCCGCGCTTGGCAGCGGATCGGCGGTCACGAATTCGGTGCGGGCCTGACTGGCCATAGGGCGCGCGCCTTATCAGAAGGACGTGTCGGTGGGCGTCGGCACGAACACCACCCCCACCCGACCGGTGAAATCAAACGAAGCGGGCGAGGAATTGGTGACCGAAAGCGTGAAGGTGACAGCATCCCCGGCCGGCACTTTCACAATCACCAGGTGCCCCTGCGAAGCGCCGGGCGTGCTGTCGTGCGACGCGTCGGCGGTCAGCGAATTGGACAGGTTCACTTGGCATCCGCCACCGCTGAGGTTGGTGTTCAGGTTCACCAAAGCCGTCGCATAGAGGTAGCCGTTCTGCGTAGCGGCCGGACAGGTGACCGACACGCTTTCCGTGGCGCCCACCGCCAGTGCAAATCCCTGCGGCGTCTGCACGAAAAGCGGCGGCAGGTTGATCGGGAATTTCTTGAGGATCATCACCAGCTGGTTGACGACGGTCATGTCCAGCGAGGTGAAGAACTCGAGAACGCTTACGAGCTCGCCGCCGAATTTGTTGAGCCAGTAATCGGGGACTTCGGTTCCGTCCGTGCCGGCGCCACCGAGCTGGTTCATGAACCAGCCTTCCGTATCGGTAGGTAGCGCCACCGCTGGTTGCGTGGACACAGCGTCGGTGCCGAAAATCCCTGCTGGCATCGGCCTAGCTCCCGTAAGCGAAATTCAGAATGGTATGGGCGGGCTTGATCTGGTTCAGCACGCACTCCAGCTCGGCGTTCGGCCGGTAGGCGGTGAGCAGGTCGCCGGCGCCGCTGTTGCCGGCGCGGAACAGGATCGGCGTGAAGGCGCCGGAGACATGCACGGTCCAGGTGAAGGTGGAGGCGGCGCCTTCGGTGATGGTTATGGTGAACCCCAGGGCGGCGGCGACGGCGATGAAATAGGCTTTGGACTGGCCGCCGCGGGAAGCGATCTTGGCGGCCAGCGCCGCGCGGCGGCCGGCAAGCGTGGGGGCCAGCGGCGTGCAGCAATCCGGCAGGCCGTAATCGAATTCCCAATCCGGCAGGCAGGCGTTGGTGGTGTCCGGCCACAACTCCACTTCCGAAAGCTGGTAGAGCCTGGCGTGCAGCTCAGCGAAGGCGGCGCCGATGCCGGCGCACAGATCGGCGGCGCCAGGCCCGCCGAACGCGTCGCCGGGCGGCAGCAGCGCTTGCACGTTGGCCGCGAAGTCCGCCGGGCCCAGCCTGGCCCAGGGATTGCCGCCGGCCACCGGCGAGCCGGCGGAGAGATTGGCGAGCGGATCCGCGATCATGGCGCGGTGACGGTGTTGAGCAGCAGGATCGTTCCGCTACTGGCGACCAGGTCGGCGGTGGGCGACGTCAGATCGAAGCTGCCGACGCCCTCGCTGTTGGCGATGGCGGAGATGATCTGTTCCAGGAAGATGGTGCCGCCGCTACCGCCAGGGGGAATGCCGTCGCCATAGGTGGCGCCGCCCGGTGTTGAGCCGGAGAACAGGCCGATCAGGCTGGCGGTGGCGTTGGTGAGCGCCTGGGGCTTGGTGTAGCCGGGCGAGGCGACCAGGCTGCCGATGATGACCGAGATTTCGGCGATAGAAAGGGCGATAGCGCGCGCGTCCGCGGTGACCGGCCGGTTGGCGGTGATGACGGCCTGCACCGCGGTGACATCCCCCCCGCCCGGCACGATGGCGCCGGTACCGGGGCCGCGCGCGTCGAAGACGAACGCCACGTCCACCGTGCCGGCACCGCGGTTGAGCGGATACACCCAGGCGCGGGTGACGCCGGGGTATTGCTTGGCCCAGGCCACGTAATCCCGGCTGGCGCCGCCCTGCGGGGGCTGTTGCTGGCGGGCGAGGATGCGGACGCGGTAGTTGGCGTCCGTCTCCACATCCAGGCCGCCGGAGAAGCCGCCGGAGGCCACCACGGCATTGGGCGATACGCCGGCGACCGCCACCACCAGCACCAGCGGCGCGCCGGCGCCGAGATTGCCGGCGCCCCCAAGCGTTTGGGCGGTGACGGCGACGCTGGTGGTGGTGCCGCTGGCGCCCAGCGTAGCAACGGCGCCCAGGGTGAAGCTTTGGGTGCCATCCGGCGTCTGCACCACGGCGCCGGCTGCCACGGTGCCGCCGCCGGTGCTGGTGAAGGTGATGGAGCCCGCGGCGAAGGCGCCCGCTTCGCGCGGCACGCCCACCTCGGCGCCCTTGCGGTCCAGATACGCGCCGACGGCGCTGGCGGCGAAGAACATGCCCGCGATGAAATCCAGGTAGGCGTATTCCTGCATCAGTTCCTGGGCGAGCGATTTGCCCACGGCCACGGTGACGGAGCGGCGTAGCGCGGGACTGGCGCCCGGCAGGTTGATCTGCACCTGCTGGGTGACGCGCGCGATCAGGTCCGGAAGCGCCGGGCGGGGGAAATTCGACATGTTTCTTTCCGCCTAGAACAGCAGGGAACCGAGCGTGGTGTTCCAGACGGCATCGAAGCTGCGCAGCGCGGTGGCGCCGCCGGCGATGCGCTGGTTGATGGCGATATTCACGGCCAGTTCGGTGTTGGTGAGGTAGCGCGAGGTGACGACGACGCTGGCGGCGACGTTATCGGCCACCATCCATTGCAGGGCCTGGGTGCAATCGTCTTCGATCAGCCGTTGGGTGTGCACGGTGGCGAGCTGGCGGCGGCGCAGCCAGAGCTTGCTGCCCCAGAAATCAGGCGAGCCGTCCGGCAGCGGCGGCAGATAGGCATCCCCCCACCAGCCGCGGCGATCCGTGCTGCCGGTGGGCAGCTGGTCATCGGCATCGGCCAGGCGGTCGCACAGCAGGGACAGGATCACGGCGGTTTGCAGGCCGTCGTCCGTCGCCAGGTCACCGTTGCGCACCAGCAGATCGGCCGTGGTGCCGTCCGCGCCCGGCGCCAGAGCGATGTCGGTCATGATCGCCCCCGGCTGTGGTGTTTTGAGGTTTTTTTGAAAAAAAGGAAAAAAGGTTTTTGCTTCTTTTTTGAAGAAAAGAAGCAAAAGACTTTCACTTCACCCGACGCGGCGGCCGGTGGCGGTGACGGCACAAAAACCGGAAAAAAGTTTTTTGCTTCTTTTTTTCAAAAAAGAAGGGCTTGCCCTACTTCAACTTCCGCCGGTCAGGTGCGCCGCCGTCATCGGCTGGTTGGGCGGGTTGCTCACCCCACCCTGCGGGTCGTTATGGGTGTGTTCGTTGTAGATGGCCATGAAATCTTCATGGATCAGGCGTTTGAGCGCATCGCGCGACGGGCCCCATTTCAGCAGGGCGGTGACGAGTTCCTCGCCGCCGACGCGGATGATGATCTGCTGGCCGAGGGTGGAAAGGCCCGCTTCGCCAGGCTGGAGATCGGCGAGGGCGTTGGCCACATTGTCGCCACCGAGCTGCACCTTGTGGCTGGCGTAGCCGCCAATTTGCAGCTCGATCGTGTCAGAACCCTCGGTGGGGTTTGCCACGTAGCCGAACGGGTGCAGCAGCTCCACATTGTCGCGGCTGTCTTCGTCTAGCACTTTCGCCTGCACGAGGGTGCGGCCGAGAATTTTGGCCGCGACGACTTTGGCCCGCAGGACCATGCCGGTGATGGCGGGGTTGCTGCTCATCCGCTGATTCCCGCGCCGTCCCAGTTTGGCGCGGTCTTGCCTTTTTTGCCTCGCTTGGCGTGCAGTTTCACCTGACCGGGATCAGGGGTGAAACCTTCGATCGGGCCCAGACGCAAGGCAGTCGTGCGGCCGCCCGAGTCGTCGAGTTTAAAGGTGGTGCCGGCGATCAGCAGGTCCTGATCGATCTGCAACCAAGGCGAGGTCACGGGCACGAGCTGGTTGATGGCCCATAGTGTACCATCCACCTGGCGCCAGCCTTGCACAGTGATGTCGGCTTCGGTGGCACGGCCGAAAGCGTAATTGCGTTCCCAGCTGGCGCGCCTCTGCATGCCCGCCTGGTCTAGCTGTGCTTCCGCCAGAGTTACTTTTGGGCGGTAGCGCGGCACCGCGGTGTCGAGGGCCACGGCCTTCATGTCCACGATAACCGGGCCGGCGGCGGCGGATGACGCCGATCCAGTTCCGCCGGCACCGCCCCAGTTGGCGGCCGCTGCGGCAAGCGCGTGCTGGCCCTTGACGATGTATTGTGAAAAGCGTCGGCGACCATCCAACTTGGCGCTGCCTGCCTCGATATTCTGGCCTTCCACCAGGCGCGTGGTGGCCCTGGCGGTACCTGCCGTGGTCAACACCAATCGGCCCATCGAATCGTCCGTCAGCAGCACGCCGGCGAGGCGCGCCAGGCGTTCCAGAAAGGCAAAAGCCGTTTCGCAACGCTGCAACGTGGCATCCGGGAATATTTGGGTCGCGGGCGTTTGCACCAGAACGTCGATACTGAAGAGCTGGCAGACGGCGCGCGCGATCTGCTCCAGCGTGTAGCCCTTGAACTGGCCGGATTTGATGTCCGGGGTACAGTCCAGGAGATCGGACGTCTTGCTGCGGCCGGAGACGGTGACGGTGTGGCTGGCCCGGGTGAAACCTGGTGCAGGTCCGTCGACGTAGCCAGTCAGCACTAGGTCATTGCCGATTTTGATGGTGCAGGGAGCGAACGGCATGATCGGCCAGGGCTGGTTTTGGCCCGCCCAGCGTTCCGTGAGGCCGATGCTGAAGCCGCTGGCCATATGATCGATGTGGCGGGACACCACGATTTCCTTCCAGCCGGCGTAGATCATCCCGCCGACGGTCAGGGTGAGCTGATCGGGTTGGGGTTGCGGGGCGGTCATGACGACAAAGCCAGTCCACGGGTCGGCATAAATCCGGGGTGGGGGGCGGCGTTGAGGGCGGCGAGCTGCAGGGCGCGGGTGCCATCCTGGTACAGGCCCTGGGCGAGCACGCAGGCGGGCAGAGAGGCGGGGCGGGTGTAGGTGGTGAGGTTGGGCAGGTTCTGGGCGCGCTGCACCAGGTCCGCCGCTATGGAACCGGCGAGCGACAGCCAGGCCTGGTACAGGTCATCCTGCC